CACCATCTATCCCTAAACAAACATATTACCCCCAATACAACAAAGACTACAGCGTAAGCAAAAGACCTATGAGAATAGCTAAACAAGGAGATAACTAATGGCATTTCCACTTGTTGCCGCATTAATGAAAGGATTTAAGTTAGGCGCTACTGGGCTAGGACTTATGGGGGGCGCTCCCGTTGGTGCTGCTCGTGCTGGTGCTGGTGCATTGAACCTCCTTAAGCAAGCCTACACTCCTAATGCTATGGGCTTAATGAACTTGGGTATGGATGCTATCCCTCTAGCAATGGACATAGCTAACAATGATGTTGGCTTAAAGTCCTTCAGTTCCTTTGGTGGGACGATGTTAGGAACTAAGTTTGGTGGTAGAGAGTTAAATAAAGTAGGAGAGTCTAGACTAAGAAACTCTAGAGATACCTTTAACACTTTATCCTCTAGCCAGCCTAAATCCCTAAGAAAAGCTTATGTGAATGAAAGGCTGGGAAGTAGAGAGAAAGACCTATTGAGTAATCCTCAGACTTCCCGTCAAGGATACAATATGCCCATAGGATTTGCTGCTGACACTGGGCTGTACACTCTAACCTCTGGGATGAATAAACCTAAACCTACTGACTTTGAGACTCAAATGCTGCAAGGTCAATCACCTAGTCCAGTTACTAGATATATGCAAATGACAGGAGGATTGTAATGGAATATCAGCAAGGATTTCCTAGCCCACCTAAAGACGAGTATAGAGAAAGTCTACTAAATACTGCTAATGATGCTGGCTTTAGGCAAAGGCTATACGATGCTGCTCCTAACCTTAATCTATTTGGTCTCAGGTTTGGTGGTAGTAGCTTATCCCCAGAAGACAGGCTCAAATCAGCACAACTAGGTATCGATACAGGAGCTATTACTGACCTAGACTTCTTTTCTTTTGGCAAGTGGAAAGCCTTAGACGCAATCAAGCCTAGAGAACGTGCCGCACAACTTGAACTGCCAATGGCTAAAGCTGTCGAGGATAGACAGTTTAAACTACAGCAATACCAAATTGATAGGCAGCAAGACCTCCAACGTGACCAAGCTCAAATGCAATTTGACTTTGGCTCTAAGATGGCTGACAAGTCTTTGCAAGGGAATAAGGAATTAGCTGAACAACAAGGTAAACTTAACCTAAGACAGTCTATGTTTGATGCGGCATCTAAGCGCATTGGTACACCTATCAATTGGTTAGGATAATGACACCTGAAGACTTTATGCAATTACGCCCTGACACTCCAGGGTACATCAACTATACCGAAGCTGGGAGAGCCGCAGCTAGGGACAATAAACCTAAACCCTTTAACGCAGACAAAACATTTGGATCTGTCAAAGCTGCTTCAGGGTTAGGATTGCGTACCTTGAGTTCAAATGCTACTCAGTCTAGAATGGCTTTGCCTTTAAGTGATGTAGCTAAGTCTGGCGTTCAATCAATAGGAACTACAGCTAAATCATCTCAACCAGCGAAGACTGAGCCAAGTGATTTAGATAGGCTCAAAGGTGCTTATGATATTGACTACAAATATCGTGGTCTATATGGCAACCAAGACATTGACCTATCCAAACGTAAGATCAAGGAAGTCAATACTCTAGCTAACAATGAAGCTAATCGTGCCTTGGGCATGGAACTAGCAACTAGACTACCCTATGCCTCCTTCGAGCAAAACCTTACTTCAATGAGACAAGCTGGTGTTAATGCAGCTAACATGACTAACTCCATCTCAGGAGCTTACAATAGTTCTGTATCTAAGCTCAATCCAGTATCTATGAGCCTATAACTATGACACAAGCAAAAATGACCTTTGCCTCTGATGCCTTTAAGAATGCTGCTGCTTCTTTAAGTGGTAGAGCATCCAACACAAATACTGTTACTCAGAGGATGGGGCTAGGAGATACATCTAAAACTCCATCAGTTAATACTTTCACTAGTAACGCTACTAATAACGCAAGTCAAGCAGAGCGACAAGGTTATGCTAATGCTAATGAAGCCTTAGCTAACAATCCTATGTTTAAGCAAACACAACTTAACGATAGCCGCAACTTTACTGAAGACCAGCGTAGATTTAATGCTGGCTTAGGCGTTAAAGCTAACGAGCAATCAACCCTACGTTATCAATCAGACAACTTACTATCAGGTGTTAGATACAATGCTGATGCTGGTGTTAAGTCTACTCAGATTGGTGCTGATGCTAATAGATATGGTGCTGACAGAGGATTAGAAGGTTCTAAATACAGTGCTGATAGAGGCGTAGATGTGGCTCGTATTAGTGCTGACGCTAATAGGTTCTCTGCACTGCTTGGTGCTGGCACTGCTACTCTTAACTCACAACAATATCGTCCTTCATTCAATAGATAGCCATGTCTTTTTCTTTGCCTGTTAATAGCTCTTGGATGAACAAACCCATTTCATCCTTTGATCAATCATCTTTTAGCCAAAATGGTAGCTCTAGTACTTCAACTTCTAGCGTTAACTCTGGCTTTAGTGGTGATCTTCAAAATGTATTCACCTCTCTAGGCAACATAGCTGAAACAAAAGCTCAAAACGACCAAAGACGCTTTAGAGAAGACTTGCCATTCCAATCACGTATCTATCAAGACTTTGATACCGAGGCTGCTGGTCGCACAGAGGGTATTGATACTAGAGCTAGAGAACAAAACTCTAACCTAACTAAAGACCGTATGCGATTACAGTCAACTCAGAACATTGCTGAAGAAAAGAATAGAGGACAAGTTCAAGTCAATACCACTGGTCAAACTAGAGATGCTGACTTGAAACGTGCGCTATCAGTATTGCCTAGGAAGTAAGGAGATGAAATGGCATCATCATCAATGCGGAATCCCGCTAATAGACCTAAGAAGTATCCCGATGCTATACCAGCACATCAGGTAATCCAAGGGTTCTTCAATCAACAGCTTGACTCTGAGCTAGAGTCTCAATTCACCCTACTTTGTAGACGCAACCCTACTGAGTACGGTCAACAACTAGCTTGGTTGGTCAAGAATGGATGTGTGTGTTCAATACCTCAAATCAAGGCATGGCTAAAGGTCAAGGGCATTAAGGCTGGTACTGAAGCTGATACCCTTAACCGTAAGCTAGAAGAGTACGCGGGCATTGATGTAGTAGGGGGTCTTGAATCATTAGCCGTTAGGACTGCTAACCTAGCATTCGATTATGGTGGTCTAATCCAAAACAAGTTAGACGGGGGAGAGATAACTGACTCTCAGATGCAATCAATCATCGCTCAGTATCCAGCAGTGGTAGGACAGACTAAGCAGATACTACAAGCCCTAGCACAAGTAAAGGAACGTACAGGAGAGAGGGAGCTACTACTAGCTGGTGCTGATAGGGTGAAGTCTTTAGTACTCAATATGCTTGAGAAGAACTCACCCTTTAGACCAGCACTTGAGCAGTATTTTCAAGCTGCTATTCAAAGGATCGCGGAAGAGGTTTAGGGATCGTCAGCCCATATTCTAGCCATTTATTAGATTTGTCAGGTTCTCTCAAGAGGATATAGGGAGGTATAGTCCCATCCCATCCACTTAGCCCTGTCTCAGTAACTTTAGCTGGATAGCAAATGACTGCAGACACATCTTTCTTTCCCTCTAAATATAAATGTACGCTTGACTCGCCATAGCCTTGCTCCGCTAATGACTGCAATCTAGCAATCAATTCATTAACTGTCATAATCACCAATCCAATATAGTTTGTGTACTTACGGTCTTAACAACCCTGTAGTTGTTGTAATGAAAGTTCTCACGACTCCACTCTAAAGCAGACTTGGCTGAAGCCTCATCTAAGTCTTTGCAGGAAGAATCAGTCTTCCAGTCACCTACTTTGTGCTGACTGTATTCGCTATTAGTTTTAGGGCAATACTCAATGTGATAAGTCGTTGTTTCAATAGCTTCATTAACTGTCATGCTTAACTCCTATAAACATCTCATCTCCTTGTTGAAGCAAGGTTAGTGAAAGGCTAAAGGTAAGTTTGTTGTTAACAGTATCAACAACTCCTACTTCTAATCCTTCATACCCCTCATTAATGAGTGCTTCAAGTTGTAAGTACAATTCATTAACTGTCATCGTCCACCTCCATTAGGATGCCCAATCATAGCTACTAGTTGTTTGGTGACCTTATACATCCTAAATGCATAGTTAGGTTGTTTCTCTTGCCAGTAATGCCACATCTCAATAGCTGTAGTCTCATCACATCCAAGGTCACAGTAATGCTCCCAGTTATCATCATTGGTGATGCAACGCTCTAGGGTGTAGTTAATCATCTAATACCTCAACCTCTCCTGCCACTAATTTGTATTCAGTCCCTTTATAAGCTTTTCTACATAGGGCAATATGTGTTTTAACAGCATCTAGGCTCTCAAAGTATTCACCAATAACAGACCAGTTTTTAGAATAGTGCGACCTGTAAAGAATCATGTATAGTTTCATTAGTCCCTCAGTTATTAATCCTCCCCTAGCGTAGCGTTCCCCTATGGCTCGATTCAGACCATCCACATCCCTTGGACTTCAGATACAAGCTGATGTCACTTACCATGCCAAGGCTGCAACACAAGCTACTCAGCCCTTAGTCCTCAAGGCTAGACAAAATACCAAGGAAGGGTTCACAGCCTTCAGGGAGTATGTGTGCTTCCCTCAAATATCTGCTAATGAAGAAGGTGTAGAGGACATCAATGACTTAGCAGCACATAAGTATGCAAGACCTAAGCACCACTCTGAGTGGATGGATGAGCTATTCACAGGAGAAGACTCGCGTTGTCTTAAAGGTATTGGTGGTTCTAACACTCTAATCCCAGCTCCACGACTAAGCGCTAAGTCTAGATTCATGACCGAGTGGATCGCGCATCAGATAGGTGTGCAGACTGAGGCTGGTATTCCTATCAAAGTACTGGTTATCTCTTACTCAATCACCATTAGTACTCAAAAGTCCATAGAGATAAAACAAATCATTGAGTCTGATAGATTCCAACAAGTATTCCCTAACGTCTCTAAGGGTAAGAGATGGTCTGATGAGGTATGGGAAATAGATAAGCGTAAGGCAGGACTACAAGCACTAGGTGAGCCATATACCCTAGCCTGTGCTGGCATTGTTGGTAGTGTCACCTCTCGTAGAGCGCACATCATTCTCTTTGATGACCTTATCAAATCACCTGCGGATATCGAGAATCCCACAGTTAGAGAGAAGATGGCTAGTACTTACCACAACGCTATTAAACCTACTATGTTCCCTGGTGGTAGACAAATATGTATTGGTACTCGAATGAGTGCTGATGACCTATACGCAACTGAGTTCAACACTGAGAAGCGCTGGAAGGTAATTGAACAACAAGCCATAGTCGAAAGTGATGATGGTAAGGAGATAAGCTACTGGGAAGAGTTCATACCACTCAAGCACCTACTCACCTTGCGAGACCCAGATAAAGGTGGCGACCCTATCTCCTTTAGTTTCCAGTATCAAAATAAGATTGTCTCAATTGGTGGACTAGCTATACCTCCCGAGTGGATTAAGTACGATTACCCAGAGAAGGTAAGTGCTTACTCCCGCTTCGCCATTGGTACTGACCTTGCCGATAGTGTTAAAAAGAAAGCTGACTTCACTGTATTCACTCTAATGGGGCGTTATGGTAGTACATCCAATGGACGTATTGACCTACTTGGTAGTGCAAGGTTTAAGGCTTCTGGGAACATAGCTAAACTCAACCAACTACTAATGCTCCTCTATGACCATGACCTTCTAGACATAGATGAAGAAGGCTGGACTAATCCAGATGACCCTGTAGCGCAACAGTTTCCCATCAAGTATAAGTCTCGTCCTAACGTATACATTGACCTATATCTAGAGGACGTATCACAACAGTTGAGCATCATGGCTGACTTCAATGCACTAATCAAAGTAGCTATGGGCATCCACTCTATACACCCTCGACCACTTAAGCTCAAAGGAGATAAGAGGGAAAGACTTATGGCTATATCAGGTGCATTGCAAGTTGGCAACATCACTTTCAATAAGTTTAAGTACAGTCCCTCTCAGTCCACTATTAAGGAGTTGCTGTTCTTCGGCAGTACTCTACACGATGACTTTGTTGATTCACTTACTTGTGGTGTTATTGGATTGGGTTATCGCTTGCCTCTATCTTAGGCTCAGTACCGTACTCAACATCAAACTCAGCCGTCTTAAGGATAGGGTACACTGTAGGGGGAGAATCTATGGGTAATATGCACTAGTCATATTGTTTAATCCATACCCATACAAAGGTTCTAAGTCTATAGCCATATGCCCTAGCTACTCATGCCTTAGTAGGGAATGTCATACTGATTAGCAAAGGCAGCTAGAGACTGTAGAGCCTGTCTAGCTTTCATGGTTTCTTGCATAGCTAAGTACTGTTGCCCTAAGTCATCGCTTATCCCCCGTGGTAGCCTCTCCCCTAATGGCTCTAGTACATCACTTGCCATAGCACTCATTGAAGGCTGTGGGTTAGGTGCTACTTGAGGTTGTGATAAGTCTATAGCCATGCGTCTACCCATACTATCTATAGGTCTACGCAGTTGAGATGCATAACGAATTAGGCTGTTAGAAGTTAAAGGGTTGTATCCACTGGATAGCAGATCACCTATCTCATCCTCCATGCTTAACTTACCTACTTGAGCAGCTTGTTTAAACCCAGTATTCAAAGCTTGGATAGCTCTAGACTGTAGACCATCGCCTTCCCACTTAGGACTACCCTTGCCAGTGCGATGAGTTAAAGTATTCAGATAACTAGATACTTCGCCTTGACCAGCCCTTTTGTACAGCTCATCCATAAGTCTAGGATGTTGCATAAACTTAGCAGCATTAATGTCTGACAACAGCATTAGGTTAGACGTTTCAGGCAACATCTCTCTTAACCCAAAGAATGCACTGTCAGCATCAGCAAAGTTATACCCTGCGTACTCAACTGGATATTGTCTCTTTAGTTTAGAAGCTCTTAGAGTGGGATTAGTAAGAGCCTGAAGAAACACGTCAGGGCTTTTGCTATAAATGTTGTTAGGGATTAGCCAAGGCTTTTGATACATAGTTGTTATTAACTCTTTCTCCTAGCGTAGCGTATAGTAAGAGTAACTAATATTAGATAGAGATATACATGGAAACAGGTAGCGTAGTTCAGGCGTTTATCGACAGGAAGTGATGAGCGAAGACGTAAATTCATAGACAAGATTATCAAAGCTAACAAGCTAGATATGTACTACCAAGGGATCGCCTCACTCTTCATAGCTACTGGTGGTGTTCTATGGTTAATGCAACCTACCTTAGACGGATACTCAATCTATTGGTTCCATAGCGGTAAAGAGAATAACTCAATAGATGATGTTAAGTCTCAATACATGGTCTTCTACTCTCCCAATGGCAGGGAGATGCAAGAAGTGATCATTAGATATAAGTACTATGACCGTTCACCCAGTCAAATGTACTACGCTCAATCATCTCTAGGTTCTGAGAGATGGGTGCGTCTACGAGTAAAGACTGACACGGTAACCCAAGAGTTCTTCAATGCCGAGCCACCACTAGACATCTACTCAACTAGCTCTAACTACGCCCCCCCACTTCAGGTCAACTCCTTCATCAACACACTAGGCTACATCCCTTGTGTAGAATCACCCAACCTCCCATACTTCCCCGGGGATAGTGGTAGGTCTGACTTTGCTATGGTTAGTGACCAGATAGAAGCCGAAGATACGGTAAGGGGCGCTATCATGCAAAATATCTTCACCTTTGGCAATCCTACCCTTATCACTACTCGTTCCCGTGAAGAAGTGATGCAAAAGACTACTGAGATAGGTACTCAGTCATGGGCTGCTTCACAAGGTTTCAAAGATCTAACTTCTGTGCGTATTGGCGGTAGACGTAATGATGGCGGATGGGCAGCGCGTCAACACGAAAAGATTGTTCCCGTCATTGGAAATGTAAACGCTGATGAAAGATTTGGCTATGTAGTGCCTGACCCCGTATCTCCTGACCAAGCTAGATTTGCTGACACTTACCGCACTGCGCTTCATGGAGCTTTAGGAGGCATTGACCCGAATGACCAGTCTTTCAGTACCTTTGGTGAGGTCAAATCTCTCTATGGGAAAGTGGCTGCTACTGCCAACATGAAGTCCCTGACCCTATGGCAACATGGACTATCCCGAGTCCTTGAGTTGTGCATCATGCATGAAGAACGTCTATATATGGATCAATTCAAGCAGTGGCTCCTATCGGAAGACCCTAAGATTGACATCACTCAAGTTACCCAACAACAGATTGAACAACTAATCTGGCAAGACGGTATCGAAGCACCCATTAGCGTAGGACTACAACCCTTTGGTGAAGTCAATGTCTACTATCGCTATAACGGTGATGTATTTGAGGACTCACCCCAAGACAAACTAGACCGCACTATCTATACTCGTAACCTTCAAGAGCTAGGAGTAGGAAGTCTAGAAGCCCTTGATGCTGTATTCCCTGACCTATCCCTCAAAGAAAAGAAGGCTAAGTTATCAGGCATTCCTTTTAGGATTGGAGGTGAGTACTTAGGGTTGTTCAATAATCTTTTACAACAACATATGCAACTTTCTCAGGTAGAAGATCCATATAATCCGGGTAAAGCTCTAAGTTTGCGCTATGATATGACTTATCTAATGGACTCAGTGTACACGGTACTGAAACGTGAGTTCTCCTACGGCGCATCCTATGATGAAGCTGACAACAAGGATAATCCCTTAACTAATGGTACAAGCACTCCCTCAGAACTATCAGGTTCAACAAGC